AGGTGAGCCGGATGGATGACATACCCGCCAGCAAGTGCCGTGGACTGATCTACGAGTTCAACAAACAGCGGGAAGGGATTGAGGCTGCACGACAAATGGAACACACAAACTAAACAATACTACAATGACAAAGGATTTATTTACCAGAGAATGGATTATCGAGCAGTCGATAGATGTTTTGAGCCACTACGAGCCGGGAGTTCTGACCATTCGCGGACTCCCTTATCAACTTGTAAGCCGTGGCATGACCAACGACATCCAGCATTACAAGCGAGTCGTGGCCGCCACTGGTGTTGCCCGTTGGGATGGCAGGATAGGTTTTGACGCTTTCAGTGACAGAGACCGTTCCTTGGCCACTTTGACGGAATCCGAGCCTTCAGTATTGGAGGACAAGATAGACACCGCAAAGGAGCAGATAGGGCTTTGGATGAAATCCTACAGCCTGAACCGTTGGGAAAACCAGCCCTATTATCCAGAAGTTTTCATTGAGAAAAAGGCACTCGAAGGAGTGTTTTACAAACCGTGCATAAGAGAAGGGGTTGCCCTCGGTGCCTGCAAGGGTTATCCGTCGCTTACATTCCTGCATGATGCGACAATGCGCTTCAGACGCGCCGAAAGGCAGGGGAAACAGCCCATTATCCTCTATTTTGGCGACTATGACCCATCGGGGGAGGATATTCCACGCGCACTGAAGGAAAACATCGTCGCCCTCGGCTGCGAGTCCATAGAGGTTCGCCGCATCTGCTTGATGGAGCGTCAAGTCATCGACTGGAACCTGCCACCCGCGCCTACCAAGGTCACGGACAGCCGGTCGGTGCATTGGGACGGTCTCGGACAGGTTGAACTGGACGCGGTCAAGCCCGAAAAACTGGTTTCACTACTCAGGCAAGCCATCCATGAAATCTTCGACACCGACTTGTACGAAGAGTTGATGGACAGAGAGAAAGAGGAAAGGGAATCCTTCCAAACTGAACTGAAAAGATATGTAAGAGAAGACTTATAATCCTATTAACTAACAATTAAACAACAATTAAAAATGAAAAAAAACAACTTAAAAGAGGTGCCCTATTACGAGGGGAAACCAGTATGGTACGATGGCTATTATTCAGACGAGATGAGAGAGAACAAACCTTTTGAGGAAACAATGGCTATTGTTGGATTCAAAAGAGGTTGTTCTTCTGCAAAAATGATTATGAAAGACACCAATGGAAATGAATTTGAGGCATTCCTGAAAGATGCTGTTGACATTATCCAATCGTCTATTAATGGAATTGTCAAAGGAAGGTTCTGCTTTGTAAAAAGGGGCGCAAATTACGGTATATGCCTACATTACATTTTCCCGTCCCATCAGGAAGGGGGGCAACTATGAAGACACCGGGACACAAGATCAAGTGCGTGATCTGCGGCAAGACGAAAGAGGAATGGGGTAACAACGCCATCCCCGTCGCTTGCGGTACCTGCTGCGACAAATGCAACCGTGAGGTGGTAATACCGACACGGCTTAATATGGCTTTCTCTACCAATCAATAACAACTTAAACATAATTCAAAATGAAAAACAAAGAAGAATTATTAGAAGCTATTAAAGATGTCGTTGCCAAATACTCCGACGATAATGACGATCCTGATTTCGTCATAGACATAAGAATTCACTGCGAGGATGGTTGGGCTGATGCCGAGGAGGTGTAATCATGGACGGCACACTGTTCAACATAGAAGACTACACCGATGAGCGTGTGCGGCGTATCATGCAGGGCAAAACGTGCAGAACATGCGACAACCGTGTGCGGCACGACTACAGCAAAAGCACCTACTACTGCAAAGCGCATGAAAGCGGACGCACCGCCAATGGCCTCCTGAAGGTAAAAGCCAACCAACCGGCTTGCATACGATACACCAATCAAGACAACCAATAACAATCACTTAAACATCATTCAAAATGGACAACAAGAAACAGACAGTAGAAATAACGGCGGCGGAGGCTGAACAATTCGCCGCGTTCAAGGAAGCCCAGGCAAAGAAAGAGGCCGAGGCAAAGAAAAAAGCCGACCGCGAGGCCTACGCCAAACTGGTGGATGAGACAATAGCCTCGTCCATGCCGCAACTGCGTGACATCAGCCAAGCCATCACGGAAAGGAAGCATCTTGTGATGAGCAACTTCAAGACAGCACTGGAACTGAAGGCCGACATTTTCGGCGTAAGGGACAACCAACACAGCCACACCTTCACCAACAGCGAAGGCACAGCCAGAATCACCCTCGGACAGTACCAGCTGGACAATTACAAGGACACGGTGAACGAGGGCATCGCCATCGTGAAGGAGGATCTGGGAAGCCTGGCCAAGGACGATGACAGTGCGGCCCTGGTGCAGGCTGTGTTGCGCCTGATGAGCCGCGACCAGGCTGGCAACCTGAAGGCAAGCCGTGTGCTCCAACTGCGCAAGATGGCCCAGGACAGCGGGAACGAGCGGTTCCAGGAGGGCGTGCGCATCATCGAGGAGAGCTACGCGCCCACCGAGAGCAAGCAGTTCATCCGCGCCGATGTGAAGGATGAGAACGGAAAATGGATACCTGTCCCGCTTGGGATGACGGAATGCTGATGAAAGATGGGCAACCATTGCATTTACACGGTGTGCCGCAATTGCGGCGAGGAATACTGCCTTCGTTGCGAGTTTGGCATCTGCCCGAAATGCGGCACGCCGTGGAACGCGAAGCCCGAAATGCTGACAGTGTATGACTACATAGGAAAACCTCACGAGATGACAGTTACAGAGATATATCAGGAAACCTTGGAGTTGGGGAAGCGGGACAAGATTGACCTTGTGAACCGCATCCTGGCAAGCATCAAGGACACAGACAAGCCGACACCCGAACAAGATGACAACGTGCCCGCGATGCCTGTGTACGAGGGTCTGACCGTCTTCGCCGAAATCTACCGGGCAAAGAAGGGCGTGACCTATACCACGGGCAAGTTCTCGGGAGCCGACTATAAGAACATGAAGGAGCTGCTGTGGAAGATAGAGGAGCGCATCGTGGAAGGCGGCACCGTCATCGTGAACGATGCGCTGCGCATCGGCAACCTGAAGATGTTCCTTCAGGCGGTTTGCGAAATGAAGAACCAGTGGTACTTCGAGAATCGCTTCAACCCCTACGGGCTGAACAACGACTTTGAGAAAATCTATTCCAACCTCAAAAACAACAGCGACCATGCAAGACGGAAAGCAGCTTTCGACTGCCTCTAACAAAGCCGTGGCGGTTCCGACAAGGGAACTGCTACAGAAATGCCCCGTGGCGCAGCGGCTCTATGACAGGACTGGCGACGGCCTTCCGATGGCGGCTGTCGCTGTGGTGGCCGCAGCCGACCGCAGCATCACCACGGCCACTGAATCGGTGAGGAGCACGGGGCAGGTGAGCGTGAAACGGTTTGCCAAGGACTTCGACGAGCGGACGCTTGCCGCCTTGATCCTGACCCACCTGACCATCGTGGAGGACATGGTGAACGTGGCCCGACCGATGAAGCCGGAAGCGATGGCCATGCTCTCAAAGGAAGTGGCGCAGATGCTGTTGGAGGATGACATGCAATGGAACCTGGCAGACATCCAAATCGTGGCCGACCGACTGGCCAACGGTGACGCGGGACAGGTGTACGGCGGCCTGAACAAAGCAATGGTGACGAAGGCCTTCTTGGCCTACATGGGCGAGAAATGCGACGCTTTCGTGGCATTGCGCGAGGAACAAGCAAGGGAGCACAGCTTCGGCGACTTCGGGGCCGAGAGAGGCTGCACGGCGCAACTGAGGGAAAGGATGAAGAACGTTGCCGCACTTGCGGCATACAACGAAGGAAATTTCAAAAAAGACATCAAACAATAACCATCTATGGAAAAAGTAAGAAAATATGAATCGAGGAAGATCGAGGTCTGCCGCAACTGCGGCGGGGAGGGCAAGGTGCATCCCAAAGTGGAAGGGAGCTGGCTTCTGCGCCGGATGCAAGCCGCTGACGGGCCTGTGGCCTGCGAAGTGTGCGGTGGCACGGGTCGTGTGAGGAAACACACCGAGATCACCGTTACGGTGCGTTCTTTCCAATGACAATGAAGCCATGAGCGGGAAGAAGCGTTATCGTTCAACCAAGAAACGGATACGGGCCATTGTCGCCATCGTGAACGAGGAATACCAACCAGGCGACCAAAACCGATGCTACAAAGCGATATGGCGGCGGCGAATCCTGCCCGAATTCGGCGTGTGCTACCATACCTTCCTCTCGTATCTGGGCGTCTCGCCTTCCGAACTGGAGGAGCAGCCAGAAAACGAAGACACAAACCAACTTAAACTTTTTGACCTATGAGAAAATCAACAATCATCAAAGACCTTCAGGAGATGCTCGCGCATGAGCTGCCTGAGGTGAAGTACATCGACAAGGACTGGGGACAGCTCACGATGGAGCAGCCGCCGGTGGGCTGGCCCTGTATCCTGATCGACATCGAGGAGGTGGACATCAAACAACTGACTGACGGAAACGAGCACGCGCGGGCCACCGTGGTGCTGACCGTGGCCAACAAACGCACCAACAGCAGCAGCGCGCACGCGCCGAGGACGGCCAAGGAAAAGAGCATGGAGACCATCGACCTGACCGATGACGTGCACCGCCTTGTGCAGGGCTATTACGCCGAAGGCGCGGAATACGCACCGATGAAGGAACAGTCGTTCTTCAAGCTGAACGACCTGCCGGGGGCGGAGGTGTACGTGATGCGCTACACGACGAGCTACAGGGTGTGAGAATCCCCCCGGCC